CACTGCACGGAACGTGCCCTACTCGTTTAAGTGACATTGACGAAGAAAAAGTAGCTGAATTAATTGAAGAAAAAACTGAAGAAGCTGAAATAGCATATGAAATTAATAAACGTTTAGCTTCTTGGCAGGCAGGGCAGTTTTCTTGTGACCAAACTTCTGCTTTATTCGGATTCAATTTTGTCTGCATAGTTTTGAAACTCCTTTAATACATTTTCAATAGTATCTTCTGGTAACTCTAGGATATACGCCAGATACTCACGAATTTCTTCTGACATAGACATTTCTTTGTCTAAGATTAAAGCGCTGTCTGTATCGCGCTTGATAACTTTTCGATCAATCAACTCTGAATCTTCTAGCTCACCAAGTTCTTGCATATCACCTTCAACTTGATAAATTGTGTGATCGTAATCGGTTGGCGGTTTAGGGTCATGTACAGCTACTGTTTTACGAATAAGTTGTGGTAGCTGTAGCTTACGCCATTCATGTTCTAAGCTGCTGGTATCCAATATAACCACGCCAGTATCCACATTATGACGATGAAAGCTAGTAGTAACGGGACTTCCAGGATAGATAATATTTTTCTGAGAGTTTTCATAGCTATGTAAGTCGCCAGCAAGTACTACCTTCCAGCGAGCAAATAATTCTAAGTCTAGTTCAGGCTTTACATGGGGCGGGATCTCTCCACGAGCATGAGTAAAGCAAATATCCCCATACACTAAGTGTGGGGCTTTTTCAAATTCTTTTAATTTGTTGTATGGAATAAAATCCATGTTATCTAGCGAGTAAAAATCATCAATAATTTCTACTTGTGGATTTAAACGATTAGTAACTTGTTTTAGATTAGTTAAAAAAGTTGTATCCTTTTTAACTGCTTCATGATTACCAGCATAAATAATAGTGGGAATCTTACAAGAATTAACTAAATCAAAATATGTTTCTAGTTCTTCCATATTAGGGAGTTTGTCAAAAACATCTCCACCAATAACAAAAAGATCACACTCACTTTGAAGTGTTTCTAGTTGTTGCCAGAGCATATTAAACCTATTCTTAGCCCACGAAATAGGTACGTTTTTCTGACCCAATTTGATATGGACGTCAGCTGTAAATAATACTTTCATATTGCCTTATGAGACAGAAAAGCCCGCTAAGCGTTTCGTTTAGCGGGCTTTAGTTTTTTAACCTAGTTCTTTGACTGCTTCTTGCTCAGAAGATTCGCCTTCGCCATCTTCTTCTTGGTTGGTAGTAATTTTCTCCAACAAGGCTTTTACATCTGCTTCCGTAGGACGAGGAAATTTCTCATCAATATTTTTAGCAGCGTCAGCCATAGCGCGTTCTTCAGCGGTTAGTGCACGAGCTTTGCAACGCAAAACTTGTAGGGTATACTCAACATTAAAAGGCAGTGGACCTGTCTTTACACGCTTGAATACAACATCCCAACCTGTATCATAGTCAGTAGGGTCTCCCAAATCTTCAGCCGCTGTAACGATTTGCTCAAATAACTTCTTTTTCAAGTTAAGTGCAACAACTTTCTGCGACTTAGGGTCAATACAATTTACAGAATAGCTCCAAGAGCATTTTGCTTCTGGGAAATACTCAGTAACATGATCTTTTTCAATGTTATCGAACTTCTCCTTTTCACGACTAAATGCCAAACATTCAACTGGAATATCTTTGTTATTAGTGCCTTTCAGCCAATAAATATATCGTGGAAGAACTCCGCCAATTAAGCGGACCGTGTTTTCGCCATCTTTGTATTCGTAAGATTCGACTTTGTTTGATTGTGCTTTACCTTTGGTATTTTTAAAGCTAAGTGCCATTTTTATTTTTCCTCGTATTTGAAGTGAATTTTGTTTTCTGTTATTTTTAGTAGCGGATTTGATTTTATTGCGTTTAGGTCAATATCTGAATAAAAAGATAGGTCTAGATATGTATAACCGTAATGTTTATATATGGCGTAATTTCTACGCCCCGCTAACCTTATGTATTGTGCTTTATGTACAATATCTGTGCTGGTATCAGTAAATAAACGAGCAGGGTTTATTAGAAAACTATTACCTTTTAAGTTAAAAATCGGTTTGATTTTACTGTATTGATTTTTAGGAATAGATTTTCTAATAAAATGCAATCTTAAAGTTTCAACTAATTTTGTAGAATCGCATTGTGTGTTGGACTCAAGCAATGAAAGGTTGAAGAAAAGGGTCATATACTGAAACTTAATAAATATTATACCATTTTGGATACCATTTGACAAGTGAAATTTTATCTACGCTAATACTTTCCAGCCTTTGCGGAGATAAAGCCCTAACCTATCTGTGTTTTGCTTTTTGTCAGCGTATCCAGCAAATTGAATATCTACTATGATTGGGTCTAGTTTACCGTCATGCATTCGCATAATCCTACCAGCAATTTGTTCTAGTAAACTATCGTTTGACATGGGTACTGCTAGAATTACGCATGAGAGGATGTTGATTGAAATTCCCTCTGAAAATATTTGCCTGCTTCCAGCAATGCACATTTTTTCTTTGGCAAGGATTTGCTCTTTTGCTCGTTGTCTATCTTCAAAACTGGTTCCCCCAGTAACCAACAAACACGTTTCACCAACATATTCTTTTACCTTTTCTAGAAATTCTACTCGGTCAGCAATAACTAAAACACTGTGCCCTTCAGCAACGTGCATTTTAGCTATATCTGCAATAAATTGTCTGTATTTATCATCTTGGGTAAGATCAGTAATCTTGTCTACCCAAGTAGCATTTGGTTTAAGTGTAATTCCACTTTTAACCATGTGGATGGTAGGCGGTATAGTATTAGAAACTGGAGGCTTTAATACTGTTGTACCAAAATAATCTTTAAATAAGATATGTTTACCATCTTTTCGTATCATAGTCCCACTAAGGGCTATTCTGTATTTAGCATGAAAGCTGTCTACTGTTGCTGCAAACGTTGTTGCAGGACAGTGGTGTGCCTCATCTAATATGACTGTTCCAAACTCTTTGGAAAGTTCAGCGGTATGCTTTACTAAAGTTTGTATGTTTGCAACTGTAATAAAGTGATCTTCGTAATCTAAATCACCGCCGCCTATAATTCCGCACTTACAACCAAACAAAGTCTCAATTTCCTCAATCCATTGATCTCGCAAGGCTGCAGTATGTGTTATAACCAAAGTTTTTTGCCCAAACTTTCTAGCAAGATGTAGTGCTGTAAAAGTTTTTCCCCAACCTGGCAAAGCATTTATAAAGCAAGTACCCTCTACTTCATTGTAGATTGTCTGCTGATCTTCATATAGATCAAATTTAGGGATAGGAAAAGGAACAGGAACTAAAATTCGTTTATCTATTATTTCATAATCTTGTGGGATTAAATCTGTGCGACCTTGCGGAATAGATAAAATTCCCTTGATTAACGACTTATAATTTTTAATTGTTTCAACACTGGCAAACTTCTTTGATCCAGTATCTTTGTGAATTTTGTAGGTAAGAGATTTAATTACGTGTTTAGTATGCTCTATACCTGGATTATCTAAGTATATTCTATTTGATATAATTGCTTTTGCCACTATACTAGTCTCCACGTATCTTTCTGCGGATACTCATAGTATCCATAAAACAAATAGCTATTATCCATATATAAAACACCTGCGTACTGATGATAGCTTTCAGGTTGAATCATAGTTTTAAATCTATGAGACACACCTTCTAGTTCTAATACACACCCTATTCCATCTGCAGGTAACACTTTAGTAATCTTCTTTGTTGTCAGTTTGGCGCGAGTAGATTTTTTATGTTGAAAAACTTTTCCGTGGCTATCAATAAACCACGTTGTTGATTTTGCCAACTTAATAATATCTACTAGAAAGTATACTGCTGAACTTATAGGAAACAACGTTGCTTTACCTTGCAAAGCGAGCCTACGTAAGCCTAAAGTTGGCTTATTGATTGACTTATCGTCTACAAACCTATAGTTTGTTGTGTGTTCAGCAGTATCCTTATCACTATATTCTGATTTATAATATACTATTCCGCCATCTTCTTCAGGTTGCTTCTCACCCAGCCTGAACACGGGAAATACGATCTCCTGCAACTTCATAGTATCCCTCCCAGTCGCCAAAACTATAGTCATGTCCTACATCTTGGTCAACCCCAATGGGAAACCCAGGTATACCGCAACCCCAGTCATGCTGTGTATTGCGTTTTAACAACTCACAGTAGTCGTCCACATGGTCTTCTCGGACAATAGCCACGATCGAGTCATGTACGAGCATAAAGATTTTGGCATCCAGTTTACGTGCTGTGATTTCATCAGCAGCTCGCATAGCTCCGAGTAAGTTAACATCGCTTGCAAGGGACTGTACCTCGGCATTAATACCAGAACGTACTTCGTGGGCGGCAATACCTTTGTCTGAGCTAAAGACATTTGGTAAGCGGCGTTTCCTACCAAAGAATGAGTATGTATATCCATTTTGTTCAATAAATGATTTGCGTGTGTCTAACCAGCTTTTAAGTTTACTAAACTTCTTAAAGTATTGTTTAATATCTTCTCTAGCTCTATCAACGGGATATTCTTCACCAGTAGCTTTTGATACAGTCTGAGATACTTTATTAGCACCTGACCCATACAAAATACCAAATGAAATAGCTTTAGCACTTTGACGCATACTTCCGTATTTCTTTTTAACATCTTCAACATCGCAAGGCAAATCAAACACCATTTTAGCAATAGTTGAGTGAAAATCGCCACCGCTAGAAAACACTTCTTGTAGCTTTTTATCGCCACTTAACACAGCTGCATAATACATCTCGGCTGTAGTCAAGTCTTGCGAAACGATCTTAAAACCCTCTGGAGCCTTGATGCAACCTTTGATAATAGGATTGTCGCGAGGTATTTGCTGAGCGTTGAACTTCCCAGAACTACTAAGCCTACCGCTAGTAGTAAATATAAGATTAAAATTTGTACGTATGCGACCATCACGGTCAAGTTCTGGTAGAATCTTTGAAATATAGGTGTTTTGGATTTTTCCAAGTTGTCGAACCTTTAAAATCGCCGCAGGGAGTGGGTGCTCTTCTGACAGCTGTTCAAGTACCTCTGCATCTGTTGAGACTGCACCTGTAGCAGTTTTCTTTCCAGTGGGGGATAAACCAAGATAGTCAAAAAGAACAACCCGTAACTGCATAACACTATTGGGATTAAAGATCTTTCCAGTATCTTGCTCAAAACGCTTAACTTCTTCAAATCCATAGACCACCTGCTTGGCTTTTTCAATTTCTTCGTCAAGATACAAATTAGCTGCTGCCATTCGCTCTTGGCTAATAGGAATTCCTACTTCTTCCATATCCATTAAGAAAAGTGTTCCTGGGATAAGGATTTTTTCATACACATAACGCAATTTATCGTTCTGTTGTACAATCGGCCAAAACTTCATGAATAAATCATAAGTTACAGCAGTATCAATACTAGCATAACGACTAATAGTATCAAATGGGATGAGGTCATAAGTAAAGTCGTCTTGTAGGATGCCGTTTGTAGCACAATACGTTTTCTTAAAGTCGTCCAGCTCACTGTCATAATCTCCGTAATCTGTATACTTCAGAGCAAGAGGTTTTAGACCATGACTATCAGTTTCATCTAGCACATAATGCATAACCATTGTATCATGAACTTTATTACGATCAAATGTTAAACTTAAATGGTAAGCTAACATTTTGTAGTCAAATTTCATGTTGTGGAATACAATAGTAAAAGTATTGCAAATTTTCTGCAACAATTCTATACACTCTTCATCCATAGCATCACATAAAATGTACCTGCCATGTTTAGATTTATAACTAATAGAAACACCGAGTACATACCCATCACGTGGATAAAGTCCAGTTGTTTCTGTATCTAGTGCAACGTAACCTTGGGCATTTTCAAGGACTTCGGTTAAAAATTCACGAGCTTCAGGTGTGCGATCAATACCTTTAAAGTCGCCTTCTGTGGCAGGGCGTAGCGTGCCTTCCATATATTTATGAATACGATCACAAGCACGTTGGAAATCTGGTTTACCTTCTGGCTTAAAAGCCAACATTGCAGGATTTGAAATAGCAATGAATTTATCTGCAACTAATTGACCCGCCATATTAGTTACTGAAGTAATTTTAGCGTATTCTTTAGCAGCTTCTGCGCCTACAAGAATAACGTAATCATAAGGTTCTAAGTCTACTTCTAAATCTACGTCTTTTTTCAGTAATTTAGTAATAGGAACTGAACTCATGTGATAGTGATCGAAATCAAAGTTAAAGTATTCTTTATACTTTGTACGATTGGGGGCTTTATCAATTAATGCAACTTTCATTTAATACTTTCTTATAGCGTATTTGGCTATTATTTGGTTATATATTCTGCAATCGAACGAACTTCAAGCATATCAAGTTCGCCTGGGTCTGTACCATCAGGTAGTTTAATAATTTCTACAATAAAATTTTCTGCTTCAATAAGTGGTTTAAGCGCATGGGCTGCTTTTTCTCCTGCTTCATCACCATCAAATAATAAGTATATGTGAGTGATGCCTTGAGCTTTAAACGGAAGTAGCTTCGACTTCGTGTCATTTTGGAGGGTATTCGTGCCAAACGCGCAGATAACATTTTCTAGCCCTTTATCGTAAAGATTTAGCATATCGAACACGCCTTCTACAATTACCATTGATTGGTAACCACTGGGTAAGTGTGAGGGAAATACTGGCATTTTAACACCAACAGGGTAGTTAATATACCTGGGATTTCCGTTGCTGAGGGTATGTCTGCCAACAAATACTACTATTTTACCAGTAATATCTTTGATTGGAAAAACGATTCTGTCAACAAGTTTTTCTACTACATTAGTATAAAATGCACCAAAATGTTTTAATGTTTGCGGACTCACTCCACGGAATTGCTTTAGGTAAGGAGTGTGCCCGTTAGGTAACTCTAATCCTAAGTGGCTTGTTTTTAGCTCATTTAATTTTTCCTTGAGGGCCGCAATCTTCATAGGTACGGGATTAGTAAAAACCCCATAATATTTAAATAAGTTTGTTTTAAAGCCACAACTAAAGCAATGAGCAACGCCAGTAACTCGATCAACACGAAAACTAGGATTGGAATCCTCGTGATCTGGGTTCAAGCACTTAATAAGGTAGTCGCGGCCGGACACGCTAAATGCTAAACTGTTTTTATTAATTAGTTCTA